AGACCTTTTATCTTTGATATTGTTAGTCCTGATGGGATGACTTCTTTATTGCCAGATGACATAAAGCTGACTCTACACGCAAACCCAGAGCAAATAGAATACAAGTACACAAAACAAAGGTCTATGAGTCAGACACTACATGGTTTTGTTGAATACTATTGGGGGGATGAACCTACCACTTTGAGTATAGATGTTGCTTCTGGTGCTTTTATTAGACCCTATACAGGCTTAAGTGCTATCACAGGACCTGTTGCTTTAGAAGAGGGTGGTACTAACATAGGTGGTACTCGTAGAGATACTATTACTTATGACAAGTATTTAGACCTTTTAGCGATGTTCCATAGCAATGGGTCTATTTATGACAGTATCGGTCAAATTGTCTTACAGGGTAAGATTAAAGTGACCTTTGATGGTGGTACTTGGTTTGGCTGGTTTCAATCTTTCAGTGTGACAGACGATGCAACCACTCCTTATCAGTTTAAGGTAAGTCTCGCTATGCAGGTTGAGAGAGAATATCATGGTGTAAGAAGTCAATCTATTAGGAGGCTTTAATAATGAAAGCTACCATAGACACACAGCCTTTTCTTCAGCTTCCTACTTCTGAAGACTTTTTCTTATTCCCAGAAGACAACGATGGGACAATTCCTTTAGATCCTACAAATCAACAGCATCTTAGATCTATGTCTCCTTTTGTTTTAACAATAGATGCACCTTTTATGGGTGACTATGTTAAATCAGGGAAGAAGAAGCCTTTTAGTGGTGCTAGATATTCTTCTCCTGGAATGGCAGGGATAAGGTCTTATGAGGATTTAAAGTACAGCCCTAGAATCCCTACATTTGCAAAATCTCCTATAAGAGGTGGCAGAGTTAATGGGCTAGAGTCAAGGGTGGATGCAGGTCTTGTTGATAGAGATCAACTTATATCTATTGCCACTCAAGACAGACAAATCAGAGCAACACCTCCAATTGTTTTTTTAATAAACCCAACTACAATGGGATTTTCTTATGAGAGCGTTCAAAACTTCTCTGAGTCCACGAGGTATGGATTTGTCTTTTATAGGTGGGGAGAGCAAATTGTAAAGATACAAATAAGCTGTACCATAGGTGCTTTTATAGCAGGTAGGGCTAGAAGAGAGCTTGTAGATATAAATGGTAATGTATCAGGGTTGACAGGTTTACAATTTGCTTCAAGGAGAGACAGTGCTGGGTGGAGACAGCTCATGAACATCCTTGCTGTTTATAGAAACAGTGCTGCGATTCGTGATGTACTTGGGAGAAGTAGGGCAAACCATGCTGTTGGTACTCAAAGCATATATTATGATGGTCAAAGGTGGACAGGTAGAATAACTTCTCTAAGTTTTTCTGTTGGAGAAAGCCAACAAAATGGTGGCATCGAATTCTCAATGGATTTTGAAGTTTACAAACATACTCAAGAAGGTTTTGAAACTAGAAACTTCTTGCTACCTATGCATGAGCCTACACCTAATTTGTTCAATACTAAGAAATCTGTTTTGGAAAAGGATGCTTCTCAAGAGTTGCAACCTCAAGAAGATGATTATGACTTTAGTTAAAGGATCTAAAAATGAAAGTAGATAAAAGGCCATTTGCAGGATCTTGGTCACTAGACATACAGAATAAATATAGGACAGTTGTATCATGGACACCAGATGCCATTGTTCAGTTTAATGGAAATACGACATTACCAGGCTGTCCTACTTGCAAAAATAAAATAGATTTCTCTTCTTTCATAACTTCTGTTTCAGTAGGTGGTGGGATTGATAGTGGTGGAGCTAGTTGTAGCATTAACTTAGTCATCCCAAAAAGTTATGGGGATGTTGTCTATGTTGATGGTAAATTCATTCTTGAAACAGGCATTGAGATTAAAGTCTTTTTTAGGGGGTTTTTTAAGACTAAAGACCTTTCTCTGAAAGCAGATAGTGCAGTTGCAACACTTTCTACGGGAGAGGGTAGTGAAGAGATTGATTTAAATAGCATTGAAACCAGACCTTATTATCCTGTCTTTCATGGTTTCATTAGTGCTGTGAGCATTGACAATAAAGACAACTCTTATTCTATTAGTATTTCCACAAACAACATCTTAAGTATGTGGAATAGCCAGATGATAAATACTGAACAGGGATTCTTTGCTGCAAACCCTAAAGAAGCTAGAGGGTCTATTAGTTTAAATGGTCATGTATATACAAATATGACAGCCCACCAAATTATATATGACCTTTATAGAGACACTGGTGGTTCTCCAGAGGGTACAGGCTTTGCTCTCCAAAAGAAGAACAACTTACTTAGTAAAATCTCAACAGGGCAACAAAAGTATTCTCTTTACTTAAGATACCTAGAAAATAGGTGGGGCAATGGTCTTTATGGTTTAAGAATGTTCGGTGCTTCTGGTAGGGCTTACACACTTTTAGAGCAAAGTATCTTGGTGGACACTACTCCTGAGGGTAGGGACAATGAATTTAAGAAAGTTGTTAAGGAACAGCTTAAGCCACATAGTAAAGCTAAAAAAGGTGCTCTTTCAAACTTAATGAAAGCTGGGTTCATAGCACATGACCCTCAAGGTAGAACCTTGCGTACTTTAGATGTTAGACAGCTTCCTTCTATCATAGGTGAAAAAGAAGATGCTGTTAATATCTTATCTCTACAGAGCTTCATTACTGATCTTGGTTCATTAGGACAGGTTAACTTTTGGGAGTCACAGTTCAGCAGTAAGTTGAGTTTAGCTCAAGAAGTTGCTGAAAAAGTAGGATATGAGTTTTATCAAGATATGGATGGAGATCTTGTATTCAAACCCCCTATGTATAATATGGATACGAGTGAAGATAGAATATATAGGATTAATAGAGAAGACACTATATCTATCAGTTATGAACACAATGAACCCGAATTTACCTATGTCATTTGTTCTGGTGGTCCTTTTAGGAACTTAAAGGGAACTAACCTTGAAGGTGAATGGGGTGTAAAAGGAATGTATGTAGACTACAAGCTTGTTGCCAAGTATGGATGGAAGAGCCTGTCCTTTGACACAACATTCTACAATTCCGCTCGAAAAGCATTCTATGCTTCTGTAGTTGCTTTAGATAATGCTAACAAAGCAACAGAGGGTTGCAGCATAACTATTCCTCTAAGACCAGAATTAAAGCCAGGTTATCCTATCTATGTAGAAGAGAATGATTGCTTCTATTATGTTGAATCTGTTTCTCATAACTTTTCTTATGGTGGTGAGTGTACTACAGGATTGACACTCTCTGCCCAAAGGAAAAAGTTTATCCCACCTGGTCGAACTGAAGTCAGCTATGCAGAAAACCCTTCTGAAGCTGTCGATCTTGCAGATACAAGTCTTCCAGAGAAAAGCATCTATGCTACTGAATCTAGGGAGAATAGTTATGGAGAGAAAATCACAGTTAAAAAGAGAATAGGCTTCCCTAATGTAGTCATGGCTCTAGACCCCTTTAAAATGAGCCCTGAAGCATTTAAAAATGCTATCGAGTACCAGAACATGGGTTATCTTGGAACAGAGGCTAGACAGGCATATAGAAACATGCTTCTTATTGAGGGTAAAAGGTATGGCATTATAAAGACAGTAGAAGGTGGTAGTTTATTTGAAGGCCCATGGACTTTTAAAATAGGAAGAAGAGAGGGAACTCTAGGCTTAGAGAAAGAAAGATCTCCTTATTTACGAAAGCTGAAAAATGGTCGAGTCGTAACTAACAGAATAAGTAAAAAGCAAGCCAAGTCTAAGAGTATCATATTAGGGGAATCTGCTTTAGAAAAGGCAGCCTCTAGAAAAAGATCTGCTAGGGAAAAAGCTTCAAAGCTACTAGGTAAAGGTAAACTTGCTTCTACAAACGAAGCTAAAGCTAAAAGAATACTAGAAAGTGCAGAGAAAGAATTTAAGAAGGCTCTTGAAGGTCTAACAAATAATGGTAGTGACCCCACCTTTACTCTCTATGACTTGATACTAGAACTAAGAAAACAAACAGATCAAAACCAAGGTCAAGATGATGGTCTTAATTTAGCTGACATACTAAGACAGCTTGATAACAAGAAAAGTAGCTTTGCCCCTCACCTACCTGGCTATTACAGATACTATTCTTGTTCACATCCTAGTAGAGAGCATCAAGGACCATATATCCCTTCAGTCAGTGAAGAAACAGAGGGTGTTGTTCCAGATTTAAGGTTTGACCCTCCAGGCATTGCAGACCCGACAAGGATCAGTATGGTTGTTTCCGACCCACTTCATGGAAAAGACAATGTGCTTGTTAAAGAAGAAAGAGGAAAAGTCGTAGCAGGGATTAACACCAGAACCTTATATACAAATGGCTTTGAATATGTTCCTACAAAAGACATCAAAACTTTAACATTCCAAGTCAATCAAACAATAGAGCAAAAAGAGGTCGAGGTAGGAAGAAAGCTAGACCCCACTGCTTGGGAGTCTAGTGATAGCTTTGGTAACTCTTTTCGGACTAACTTAATTAATGTCTTAACTACAACTATCACTAAAAAATATAAGCCTACTTCCACCCTTGCTCAAATAAGACCTTTTGTATTTAGACAAAGGAACAAGATACCTACAGGTTACCCCTCTGATTTTTACCTGAATGGACAGCCCTTAGAGGATAGCTCAAAGCTAGAGACTATACCTGGAAATACTAAGAATATTAAAGCGAGAAGACTTGCTGCAGAGATTGCAACTAAGCATATGGAAAAGCTGGGACAAGACTATCCTGATTTATTTAGAGCATCAGAAGAAAGCAGAGCTAAAGATTTAGCGAAATTGTTAAAGACTTCAAGGTCAGTGTTCAAACCTAATGTAGAGGGTAGGCTTAAAAAGGGCAGATCTCGAAAAGAAGTGAGGAGACAGTTTAAACAAGGCAAGATGATCTCACCTGTATTTCCTGTTTCCGACGACAAAGGCTATGAGGTTTTTGGTGCATATCAATATGGTAGAGGTCTTAGGCCAGCAAAAGACACTTTGTTTGATGCTATTCTTAGACAAGACCCTAGTAGAATGTTTACTCAGTTAGAGATTAATGAGATCAGAGATAGTTTAAGCAGATATGACACAACAGAAGCCTTTCAAGCATACTACAGAAAGAGGGTTGTAGAGAAAATTAGCAATATATATAACCAAGGCGAGGGCAGGGAACATGTGCAAGAAATATACAAGGCATTTGGTCTTGATTTAGATGATGAAAGCACAGACCCAGAGAAGGGCTTTACTTTTGACACACTTGCCAGCAGGATGATGACTAGATCAGAAGAGCAAATCATTCAAAATGTGCCAAGGTCTCTGTTAGAGATAAGACCAGACCAGAGAGAGCAAGCTATGTGCTCTTGTAAGGGTACGACTTCAGAAGCGGTCTTACTTTATTCTTCTGTAAACTTAGATAGCTCACTTGTTGAAATAGAGAATCCTCTTGTTGCCGAGTCTATTAGAGCTTCTAAAGAGAAGCTACTCTCATGGCAGAATCACCAAAAGACTCTTAGAGGAGAGTTTCAAACAGGTAGGGGCATTTCACTTGATTCTGTTATTAAACAAACAAAGGCTAGTTTTGAAGATTTGAGTAATCAAGCTTCAAATATCGGAGATGCTTTAGAGGACTTAACAGATAAAGAGAAGTATAATGAAGCATACAACAAAAGGAATAAGACATGAAGCCAGCAAATGAAGTCAGAAAAGACATAAGAAGAAAAGAAGCCGACCCAGCCAAAGGCTGGAGTTCAATGTCTCTTTGCATTGCAAAAATAGTCGAGGTTCATTGGGAAGAAATGAGATGTACGCTTCAAGTTTTACATGGTCAAGGTGATGTAGGAAAGCCTTTGTCTGGTGTAGAATTAGCTATGCCCTCTATGGGTAATAGACATTTCATGGGTGGTATACCAGAAATTGGTGACCAATGTATTGTAGGATGGTTCGCATCTGACACTCTTGCAGCATCTAATGATAAAACACCTGCAATCTTAGCTTGGTGGCCTCGAGCAACTTATCTTGGTCATGATTGGCTCACCACACAAAGCTACCAACCAGGTGAGGGTATAGACACAAACAAAAAAAGACAAGCAGTTGAAAGTTATCACCAGAGGATTAGACACAAGCTCAGACATTATGAGCCAGGTAATGTGGCAGCCAGCTCTTCTCAAGGTGCTGATTTAGTCTTGAATGAAAGTGTTCTATTAAGTAATAGAAGATCAAATGAGATTGCTTTAAGAGACCAAGATCAAGCAATCATTATGAGGTCTCTACAGCAGTTCCATGCAATGTCTGGAACTAGAGTGTATGCAGGTATGGTTCAAAGAGATGCTCGAAACCTACCTAAAGAGATGTTCTCTGATGGAATTAAGTGGGATTCTGGAATACAGATAGATTCAGAGGGCAATCCTTTCTATCCTCTTGCAGAAGAATACGAGAAAAACATTAGTGTAGGTAAGCTCACCCCTCACCCTCTTTTTGACAGAGGTGAAGATGCAATCTATGAAGATGGAAAAATAACAGGAAACAGAAACTTCGAGGGTAGGATTCCTCCATCCTTAGATCCATACCG